GCGAAAGTGTATTTGTAAACCCTGAACAACCAAGAAGCCCACGTTGGGGTGGTTTTCATGGTTATGGTATATTGTTGGAGCCAAGTTCTGTTGAGCTCAACTCTTTTGATGAAATCCTTCGTGGCTCTATTTGCCTCGCGGGGATGCATCGTCTGCAGATAAATCTCTTGCGCAAATGCAAGGATGAACTGTAGCCAAGAGGTAGCACCAAAAATAGCCCAAATGTCGTTTTGAAACCCATTCTTATGGAAAAACGCCATGACCAACTCAAAGGATTCCTCAAACCAAAAGATTCCTCCCAAATCAACACTCTGCGCATATATCTGCCGCATGACGGTGTCGAATATATGGTATTCATCATTTCTTGTAGCTCTGAGCTCATTAAGGTAATCTCTGTGCTCTCGCTTCAATCGGGAAATGTAATCCATACTCTGGAAATTGTCTGTCGGTCCGATTTGAGGCTCGACTTCTTCCATTTGGATTTGGTCTTCCCTATATTGGTCGAGACGATTCTCAAGATTATGAAGTGACTGTTTGTGATAACGTTCTTTACGCAAGTGCGTTTCATGAAGCATTCTCACAACACCGTCGAATTCCAGTACTTTGCCTACTGACACGTAACCTGTTTCAGATTTGTTCATTTTCTTGAGGTGGTAATCACACATCTCAGGAAAAATGCTGGTGTCTCCAACAAGTTGACGAAGGTCTTCTCTACCCTCCGGAATATTTTCTTCCGTGAAAATAGGGAGTTTGCTCTTGTCGAACCTACGATTCCATTCAGGAGCATTTGGATCGATGCAATATTCTTTCTTCGGAATGACGTCTACGACCACATCCCAGCGTCTTAAAAAGGCACCAGGTTGTGTTATGCTCTCAAACTTGAAATTACGCAAGTTTGTGTTGCCCATGACGAACTTTGAGCGGAACGTAGTGTTCCCTTTTGCTGAAATGTCAGCCATGTGCAACGGATAGTCGAAGATGTTTATCCCTCTGATTGTGTTGAAAATTTCATTGTCTGGAGACCCTTGTATGTCTCTGGCTTGACCAATGTCGTCCATAAACACAATGTTGTGAGATTGCTTGTAGCCTTCCCAATAAACGTTTTCAGCGTTTCTTGTGAAGATGGCTGTTGCCGGATTTTCTTTATAAAGAGCATATTCTTCTTCGGAGAGAGTCAAAGCGTTGACT